ACAGTAAGACCTTGTGCGAATGGGTTAGAAACCATTCCGTAGCGAGTTTTGAAGCCCAACTTCGATTGAAAGCTGTTCTCGCCAACTGCACGAACCATTTGCAGCGGAACGTATGGGCAGTAGAACAAGCCAGCATCAAATGCACTTGAACCTTTGTAACCAACAACCATGTAGTTGTTGCCAGCATACGGATCGATGTACACACGGAAGCGACCGTTCAGAACACCGGCAAAAGTGTTGCCTGTGTCATCTGGGTTCAGGTTGTTGCTGTTCAGAGCAGGAGCGTAGTCGAGAACGCCAGCCATTTGAAGTGCAGAAGCAACATCAGATGAACAGACGATCAAGTTACCTTTGCCACGACGAGTGTCTTTAGCAATTTGGTTAGCTTCTTTTTCTATTTGGAACATCAGACCCTTGAACTTCTCAACGCTCCAACGACCGTTAGCATCAACGTCAAGGTTGAAAGTACCGTTAGCAGCAACGCCACCTTGCGAACCGGCTTTAGCGTTCAGGTAAACTGTACGGATAACTTCACGGTTGATTTCAGAAAGCAACTCAGTAGACAACATGTTTGCCAATTCTGTTTCAGCGTCAAGACCATGTATAGCTTTCAAGTCTTGTGCCAATTCAGTTGTGTACTCTGCTTTCAAAGCACGTGACTTAGCAGTTACAGAAACTTTCTCGATAGAGAAAGACATTTGAGCGAATCCTGCACCGGCGCCATCACCGAGAGCTTCTGCGTCAGCAGTTGCAAGGCCAGTACCAGTTGTTTCAGATCCGGCACCAAGCTGGTTAGCATGAGTACCAGCACCGGAGTAATCGGTATCAGCTTCGTCGTAGAACGCTTCTGGCTTACCGCCGGTGTCTTCGTACTTCGAACGCATTGCAAAGATCAAGCCAGTAGGACCAGTCATTGGCTGAACGCCGCAGATGTCGTATGCTACCAGATTAGGCATTGCACGGCGTACCAAAGAAATCAGTACGGGATCGTAAGTGGCCATATCGCCAGTAGCGTTAGCGGGAGCTGCTTCTAACAGGGATTGTGGTACATATGTGTCGCCAGAATCCATAGCGACTTCAGTGTTCTCCAAAAGAGTGGCCGTAACTGCCGCTCGGTGTGCGTCTTGGATGCCAGGGAGAGCGGTATGCTCTAGTATTGGCTTCCACTTCTTCATCAGTTCTTCATTTCTCATTATGGTTCTCCTTTTTGAGATTTTACTTAGTATTATTTATAAAAAAGTTATTTTGCGGCAAAGCGGCCAAGGGCGTCAGCATAACGTGAAATCATTGGGTTGTCCAATGAGATAGGCGTTTTAGCGTCAGCGACAGACTCTTCTTGTAAAAGATCGGTCTCGTCTTCTGATACAATAGTGGCTTCAGTGAAATAGCTGTCACGAATGGCAGTTAATTTCTTGCTGTAGTCTGCAACTGTTTCATAAGACACGCCTTCTGAGAGAACACGCAATTTTTCCGCTTGAGTGTCTGTTAAGTCCTCAGAAATATCTTTGAATGCGACTTCAAGATCGGACCTCTGCTTCGCATCACGAACTTCGATCATTTGCTCTACGAGTTCGTTGTACTTAAAAGTGGACTCTTCGAGTTTATCTTCCAAAGTTGCAACTACATCGATTTGCACGTCATCGATTTCCATGTTATGCTCAGTGACAAGCCCCTTGATTCCAGAAAGTAGTGATTCAGCGACTTCAACTTTCATGTTGCTTTCGATTTGAACCATGTTGTCGTCCATCCAGTTTTCTACTACGTAGTCTAGATAAGCATCAACTTTTTCTACTAACTCTTCCACAGCAACGTCGACTTGTTCCTGTAGATCACCCTCAAACTTTTCTTCAAGTACTGATCTTTCAGCCAATACCCTTTCGTGAACGGCCGCTTCGAAGATTGCAATGGTTTTGTCTTTGAAATCTCCAGACAACTCTGTACCTTCAAACAGACGCTCTACGGCTTCTTTTAAGCCTGTGTTATTTGTGCCCTGTGGGGTTTTTACAGTGGCTTCCACGTCATCTTCTTTATCAGTAGATTTCTTAAGATCGCCTTTACGTTTCTTGACTGCCCCACCAGCCCCAGTTATTGCATCGGCTGCAACTGATTCTTCTCCAGTAGCTTTCGCTTCTTCGAGGTCTAGATTCATTTCTAGTTCTTCACTCATTTGATTTCTCCTTTTAAAGTAAGTATATTCATTTAGTATTATTTATAAAAATCATGTTTTTGACAAAGACCTCACAAACTTTTCAAAAAGAGCGGCAGCTTTCACCTCTAGCTCTCGTGTAGAGACTTTAGCAGTCTCCTTGATTTCTTCCTCAATTTGGTCAAAGGCATTAGACATCTGCCATGAAGAAGAAGCTACGTCATAAATCCAATCAACACCCTCCATGACACCCTTAACAAATGCATCTGGTGCGGAAGGGTCCGCAACGATGTCTCCAGCAGTTGCAAGCATAAAATCGTTTTGCACTTCCATGATACCGTTCTTGTTCTGTTTAATAGAGCCCATGCCACGAGAAGAAATTCCAACTAGTCCACCCTCATCGATAATATTTTTAACAATCTTGCCCATCGGGGTTTCCATAATCTTAGCTCTACCAACAATGTTAGACCCATCTTGTTTCAATTCCGTGAACATGTGAGACACACGATCCAGATTGATGGTTGGCCCAGATGGATGTCCTAATTCTCCATAAGCACGATTCTTTGCTACATAAACCTCATTATATCTTTTCGTTTCGTTTACAAGAATGCTAGAGGGATACATGCGCCCATTTCTATTCTTGACATCACCTTGCATGATGACGCCTTCGATAAAGTAATTCTTTCCTTTGCCATCTTCAGTGGCTTCAGTTATGTAATGAACATCTTCAACAATTTCTTTAATTAGTAATGACATATCATTTACCCGCAGTCATGGCAAATTGAAGAATCTGCATGAACTTCTTGCTGTCGTTCAACATGCCTTCAACTTTAGCTTGGTTCTCTTTGTTCAATTGCTTGTGCATAGAGACGACCATGGAAGCACTGAACAGATCAACTTTTTTCTTTTTGCCATCAGAGAATTTAACCTGTCTCATCGACTTAGATGAAACGATGTCTTTTAGATCATCGATTACGCTTTCAAAAACTTCTTCGATTTCCTCTCTCATTGCCATCTTAGTAGCGGTAGCATACATAACGTCTTTAGCTTTATCGCCGTAACGATCTTTGAACTGGCCCATCTTTTCCTTGAAAGACGTGACGATCTCTTCACGCTTCTTTTTTTGCTCATCAGTCATCTCTGATTCAGAGGATTCGTAGACTTCCTCGTCTTCTCCGTCTTCTAAATCTGCGACTCTTTTCTTACGCTTAGAGCCTTTGATTGCGCCGGAGAATTGGTCGTCAGGCGCAACTGGATGATCGCGCTTGTCAACAACATGTTTATCTAGAAAGTTTTGTTCATCTGGAGAACGTGGTTTCAACACGGTTTCTGCCAGCATGTCCTTAAAGCCTTTCATTCTATCCCCCTACTCGTCTGTTTCTACATCAAATGCTTCGCCGGCGAAATCATCTTGCGAAAACATTGATGTGTATTTGGTTTCGATAGCTGCTACCATTCTATCAGTCATAATATCATTAAATTTGTCCTCAAAGCCAGTAGCATCCTTTTGTACGGCTTGTTGGATTAATCCTCTAACGCTCATGCACTATCTCCTCTATCGTATAATCTTATTTATATTTATTACGACTAGACTTTTGAATCTAGTTCGTCTTCTTCGAAATCTTTTCCAATAGTGTTCTCCGCATCTTCTGCATCTTCGTCCTCTTCTTGGATCGCTTTACCCATCTCTTCTATTTCGTTTTCGGTCATTTGAAGAACGTTCTTACGAACCCAATCTCCAGAATAGTACTTGCCAACATACTCATCGATGTCTCTTAGAATACCGAGTCTTTCGCGCAACATTTCGCTAGACTTTAACTCTTGAAAGTGGTTATCGCTCATAAAGTCGTAGCGAATTAGCGCTTGAATATCAGGCCACTCTTCTGGGGTGATTATACCTTTCAGAATCAATTGCTTCTCTAACAACTTATCAAACAGAGTCGAGAACCTACTTCTCAATCTATTGATAAACTTACTAAACTTGATCTCGTCTCTAGAGATTTCCGACGCTCTTCCCAAAGAGAACCCAGTGTCAGATTCCATTCTTGAGATGGGTACGTTCAAAGACTTAAACAAACGCTTTTGAAAGTACAAAACATCATCAAGTTCGCCGAGGTTTTGTCCACCAGGCAATGTAGTGATCTCTGTTCCCCTTCCGCCCTCTCTACGTGGCAACCAGAAGTCATCCGTCATCGACATATGTTTTCGGTCATCCTTAACCTCGCCAGTTGACATATCATAGACTAGCCGGTTCTTATGCTTGACCATCATATCGCGTAAATACTGCTCTGCTTTCAACTTAGGTAAGTTACCCACGTCAATGTAGAAAATTCTACGCTCAGGCGCTCTTGAAATTCTGTAGATAACGACAGCATCTTCCATCATTCTCAACTGGTTCAGAGGCTTATATGCTTTATGTAACTGAGAAAGCACTAGTGTGTTTGTTTCGTTCAACAACCCAGAGTTGGCATTAACGATGGCATCCGTTGCAATCTTAAGTCCTTTAGTTGCATTGTCAATGGACCCTATCGATTGTTGAGAGCCTGAAAGTGAGTTAAAACCCTTTTCATTATAGATGTAGTACTCATTCTTAATCTTTTTACTGACAAACGAATTATCTGCATTGCCATTGACGTTATCACGGTTGAACTCACGTATTTTACGAATCTTACGAGGATCGATATAGCGAAGCTCTTGTATACCTTTACGTGGTGCAGTAATGTCAATCATCACGT